GGATACTACACACTTTCTGTGGCCAAAGCTGGTTCTATCAGTGTGTCACCACAACAATCAAGTGGTAGTGCTGAGTTTGTAAAAGCAAATGTCACAAATCTATCAACCACAGTTACCGCACCTAGCACAGACAGTATAACCTATGAATGGTGGTTTAGAGCAAGCAGCGTAAGTGGCCAAAACGGTATGCTACAAACTCGTACCAACACAATTGGTGCTGATGGCATTGATGTTTTTGTTTCTGATGGAGCCATTACTGTTTCAACCAGTGGAGCATTTTTATTAGTAGGTGCTGGTACTGTGGTAGCAAACACCTGGTATCACATTGCCGTGGTCAGAAACGGTACCACAGCCTTTACTGTTTATCTAAACGGAACCAGCATTGGAACATTTAACAAAACAGGACTTACCGGAACACAACTTTATTTGGGTATAAAAAGTGCTGGTAGTTCAGTTGAAGCGTTTGCTGGTTATATGACTAACTTCCGTTATGTTAAAGGAACTGCTGTTTATACTGCAGCGTTTACTCCACCAGAATTACCACCAACTGCTATTTCAGGAACTGATTTATTACTGAGAGATATTATGACGACTGATACTAGTGGAAATAGTCGTACAATAACTAACAGTAATGTTACTAGCGTTTCTGTAAATCCATATCCTGGATATTGGGGTAAATCAAATAACACAGGAACAGATGTTATCTACGGTGGACCAAATTATGTCACTGGACAAAGTTATACTGTATTCATGGCATATAAACTATCTGCGGTATCAGCTGGTAGATTATTGAATACCAACAGCGAAGCAAGTAAAGATTGGCTGATGGGTTCTTATAATGGTAACCCAAAAACTTTCTATCCAAACTTTACTGTTAATCTCCCATCATCTGGTGCGGATACAGTTTGGCACTTAGATTGGGCGACATGGAATGCTTCGACCAATACAGGACGAATTTACACCTCAACAAACACAGCACCAACTAATTATTCTTTCACCGCAACTAATGCTGGCGGTGGTGGTTTCAATCAGCTGAGAATGTTTAGTCGTTCTGCTGGTTCTGAAGTTCAATCTGGTAATATTGCATTTATTAAAGTATATAATGGTGTATTAGATTTGGCAACTATTCAATCGTTACACGCATCATATAAAGCAAGGTTTGGTTACTAATGTTAAACAATAACGTATACTACCACGGAATTATTCGTAAGTGCATCGTAGGATTTGGCACACTATTCAGTGACATCTATATCGATCGTCGTGAAGGTGATTCCGTAACTGGTAATGTTATTCAACGATTACAAGTTCCTCTTGCATATGCACCAAAAGAAAAATGGTTAGTTCGTTTGGATCAAGATCCAAACTTAGAAAACAATACTTACGTTTCACTACCAAGAATGTCCTTTGAGATTATTGGTTACAACTACGATCCACAACGTAAAGTGAATCGTATGCAACAGATAAAATGTGGTGATGGTTCAGGTTCTGTTTCTACAATGTACACTCCTGTTCCTTATAACATTGATGTATCACTTTACATTCTTACTAAAACTCAAGAAGATGGTCTACAGATTCTTGAACAAATCCTTCCAACATTTACACCTGAATATACATTAACTGTTAATGTCGTGCCAGATATGAATGTAAAGGTAGATGTTCCTATTGTTCTAAATAGTGTATCAGTATCAGATGAATACGATGGTGACTTCCAAACTCGTAGATTTGTTACTCATACTTTATCGTTCCAAATGAAGACAAACTTGTTTGGACCAATCGCAGGACAAGGTGTCATTCAAGAAGTTATTGCCAATGTTGGCGACAATGAAGATTTCAGTAATCCAAACAGACTTTACACTGCAACAGGCGATGTCGCCACTGCAATCGTTTCTTCGGAGAATTGGTTAGACGGATTTTAAATAATGGCTGAAATTTATAATTCAAACTCCAACTTAAAAGCAGCTGGAGTTACTGTTGACTTTACACCTGAAGATGTAAAAGAGTACATGAAGTGTGCGGCAGATCCGCTATACTTTATTGAAACTTACTGCTACATTGTTACTCTAGATCATGGTCTAAAATTGTTTAAATTGTATGACTGCCAGAAGAACAAATTAAATATTATACATAATAATCGTCGTGTGATTCTTATGGAAGGTCGTCAGCAAGGTAAGACAACCACCTCTGCAGCTTACATTCTTTGGTACACGATTTTTCAAGCCAACAAAACTGTGGCTATTCTTGCGAACAAAGCAACTGCTGCAAGAGAAGTTTTAGATCGTTATCAAACAATGTATGAGTTGCTACCGAAGTGGATGCAACAGGGTGTCACTACTTGGAACAAGGGTGATATTGAACTAGAGAATGGTTCAAAGGTATTTACTGCTGCAACAGGTAAGTCTGGTATTCGTGGTAAATCCGTAAACATGTTGTATGTTGACGAAGCAGCGATTATTCCAAACAACGTGGCAGAAGAATTCTTTACGTCAGTTTACCCAACGATTTCTGCTGGTCAAACTACTAAGATTTTGTTGTCATCAACTCCACTTGGTTATAACCACTTCTGGAAGTTTTGGACAGATGCTGAAAAAGGTAGAAATGGATTCGTTAATCTGTTTATACCATACTGGGAAATTCCAGGTCGTGATGAAGCGTGGGCTGCAGAACAAAAAGCCCAACTCGGTGAACTTAAATTTACACAAGAGGTTCTTTGTAACTTCTTAGGTTCTTCTCTCACTTTAGTTCGTGCGGATACGATTTCTAAAATGAGTCCAGATACTATCGTCCACCAGAAAGATGGCTTGGATGTATATGTAAACCCACAGGCTGGTCATACTTATTGTATGGTCTGTGATGTGGCAAAAGGTGTTGGTGGGGATTATTCAGCATTCCAAGTTATTGATATTACAGAGGTTCCCTACAGAATCGTTGCGAAGTATCGTAATAATGAAATTAGTCCGTTGCTCTATCCAAATGTGATTTACAAAGTTGGAAAAGAGTATAACCAAGCATGGGTATTATTGGAAATTAACATCTCAGAACAGGTTGCTCACATCCTATACTCTGAAATGGAATATGAAAATATATTGATGGTTACAAGACACGCTATGGGGCAGACTGTCTCAGGTGGTTTTGGTGGAGGTAAGACACAATTAGGTGTCAATACCGATAAAAAGATCAAACGAATTGGGTGTCATAATTTTAAAGCACTCGTTGAAGAAAACAAACTTATTATAAATGATGCTGATACGATTTCTGAAATCTCGACTTTTATCGAGAAAAAAGGATCTTATGAAGCCGATGAAGGGTATCACGATGATTTGGTAATGCCTCTGGTTCTATTCGGATGGCTAACTACTAACTCGTATTTCAAAGACCTAAATAATGTTAATCTACGAAATATAATGTACGCTAAGCAAATGCAAGCGATCGAAGAAGAATTAACACCATTCGGGTTCTATGAAGATGGGAAACCTGAGAAGGCTCCATTGAACTTCTAGAAATCGTGTAAAAACTAAATAAACATGTAGACATAGAATTGTCTAGGTAAACTTATTAACAAGGAGAAATACAATGCCGTTTCAACTATCTCCAGGCGTTGCAGTCGTAGAAAAAGATTTCACTTCTATCGTTCCAGCCGTATCATCATCTATTGGTGCTTTTGCTGGAGCATTCCCATGGGGTCCAACTTTGGAGCCTGTTACCGTTAGTTCGGAAAACGATTTAGTTCGTCGCTTCGGTAAACCAAATGATAGCAATTTTAATTCTTTTTTCACAGCTGCAAACTTCCTATCTTATACAAACAACTTATTGCTAGTTCGTGCTGACACTGCAGCATTGAATGCAGTTGGTGTCAAAACTGGTGGTATTTCTTCATTCACAGTCGGTACTGCTGGCTCTGGATATGTTTCTACTGCTGCTGCTCCTGCTGTAACTATCGGTGCTCCTAATGATGCTGGTGGTATTCAAGCAGTTGGTACTGCAGTTCTTTCTGGTGGTGCAATTACTGCGATTGCAGTTTCTGCTGGTGGTACTGGTTATTCTGGTACACCAACTGTAACTATCACTGCTCCATCTGGTGGATCTGGTGCTACGTTTAGCGTAACAACTTCTAGTGGTGTTATCACTGCCATTACAGTTGTTGATGGTGGATCTGGATACAAAGGTACAGTTACTGCTTCTATTTCTGGTGGTGGTGGTTCTTCTGCTACTCTTGGTACAGTTACTGTTGCTTCTTCAAGCATTACTGGAATTACTGTTACTACTGCTGGTAC